TCAAACGTTCTTCGGCGTTCTATGAGCCACGCGCAATTCAGCAACTGTGCGCGTCTTTTCAATCGTATTTCGGTTGTATCTGGCGGTCGTTGCTATGTTTGCATGGTTCGCGTGATGACGAAGATGCTCGATATTTGCACCGGCGTCTGAGCCTTCCGTCACACCGCCTGCACGGCTATCGCGATTCCAAACGTCACGTGGCACGCCGCATTCGTTGGCAATCGATCTCCAGACGCGCGCGAACCGCTGCCGGTCGCGATATGGCAGGCCAGTCGATTCGTCGACGATCATCGGGCCAATCCGCTTTTCTTGCGGAACGTGATCTAGGATCGAGCGCAGGAACGGATAGGCAGTCGTATCGTGCTCGGCGACCTGTCCGGTTTTTGTTGTGACCTTTGACAGAATACCATTGGCGTCGATGTGGCTCCAGGCAAGGCCGCCGGTCCATCTTCTACGACCTGAAACAATCCCCTGCCCTTCGTCCCGATCTTCCAAAGGCTCCCACAGTCCAATGACATCGACCTGACGCAATGTCAGTTCGAATTGCAAAGCCTGAGCGAGAGCGATTGAAAGCCTGCCCTGCTCGATAGCCTTTGCACAAATCGCCTCGACCTGTTGGAATGTGATGCGTTCCGTGCGCGCCGGAGGAACGTGAAAGCGCATCTGTTCCAGAACGACAGCCAGTCGGGCACATTCTGTCACGTTGGCGACAATACCGAACTTGACCACGATACGCAGCATTTGCATGGCCTTGTAGGCCCGTCGCACGCGCTCGGGTTTAGGCTCCAGCTTCGTACCGGCCTTCTTCGCAAGCTGAATTTCCTTTTCGGTATGGGCTGCCGGTTCCTTCAGCTTGTTATACCAACGCTGGAAATCGAGGCCAGACAGTCGTGAAAGCTGCCGGGTGCCGACAGTTTCGATCAGCAAGTCCAGGCTTTCGTCGTACATCTCGCGCGTGTTGTGCTTGATGTTGTGGTACGGGCTTTCTTCCGTTTCACGGTACACCTTGATGAGCGATTTCAGCGAGCCGTCGTAGAGCGGCTTGGGGCCCAGACCACGATTCGAAAGCCAGAGTTTCAATTCGCTCGACAGAACCCGGCAGCGGTGGGCGATTTCTTCATCGCTGCCGAATACCGGCACCGTCTTTTGCGGGTAGTCCTTTGCGTTCTTCGAGACAGCCGACGCCACCCAATAGTGGCGCACTGTCCCATCCTTGTTGGGTCTTCGTTTCAAACCTGGAGCGTTCAATTCCATTTGTTATGCCCTTCCATGATTTGGGTGAAATCCATAATCTGCTTCGGCCTTCTTTCTGGCTGCTACTGCCGTATCGAAGTCCGCGGTCAAACAGATTTGGCGATGCTTCCCGTTGATGCAGATTCTTGCAACCCATTTTTTCGCGGCTTTGGACCAAAGCACCCCGGTCACACCAGAAGTATTGTCTTTCCGTTTTGGAAAATTTTTAGCGTTTTCCGTGGATGAAACATCACGCAAGGCCGTTATCCTGTTGTCGGATTTATTCCCCGCCTGATGGTCTATTTCATCCGGCCAATGCCCATGGGTCATGGCCCATATTACTCGATGCACTTTATAATTTTTCCCATCGAGGTAGACTTCTAAATAGCCACGTTTTGTTTGCGATCCCGCAGGCTTGCCTGCAAACCTGGCAGTAAACGTTCGATATGAGCGCCATGATTTGAACGCCGATTGCGGGCGATACTTCCAATAAAGAATACCATGTTCAGCATCGCATATTAGGAGGTCATGTAGTCTCTCGATCTCTATCATGACCACTTCTCCTCACCATCCAAAGCGGGATTGCCCTGTAGTGATTTTGTGCCGAGATTGTACCGCTGATCAAGAAATGCCTTGCAGGCTGGCCAGTACCGGCGACCTTCAAATATCTGGTCAGGCTCGGGAAATCCGTCTTTCTCCAGCGTTTTCAAGATCGTCTTGCACTTGTCCGTCGGCAATCCGATGCGCTCGGCTATTTGAGATTCCGTGAGGAAAAGCTGTTCTGCCTTCGCCATCACACACACCTATTCAATTGGTTTCAGAATGCGTGTTTTCGAATCGCGGCTCCTTCCTGTTTCAGATTGTGATTTGTTCTCTGATTGTTCACGGTGTAGTGGGTAGCAATGCGATACACTTGCCAAACTCCACCACTAGCCCCGAAAGGCTGGATTAAGTATCTCGGTTCCCTGGATGAGCCGGAGAACAAGACGTTTGACGATATCGACAGCTACATTGCGCTCGGGGCCTGGTGCCAGAAGTGTGAGCATACCGCTTGGCTCGACCGTTACGGGCTTCAACACAAATGGGGCAAGAGAACATATCTCGGCCCGCTTCGATCCCGTCTCCGCTGCATGGTTTGCAACAACAAGCAAGGCAACCAGTGGATTATCGGTCAGATACCGCGCTGACATCCTCACTCCCTTTCCCGCAGTGCGGCGCGGCCAGAATGATCGACCGTCATCAAGTGTTTTCGGGCTTTACCTTCCCACTCGTGCAGATCGCGCTCGTACTGATCAAGCACCCAGAGGTGCAGTGTTCCGCTTTTCGTTGCCATCGGAGCATGTTCATTTTCAATGTTATGACGCTCGACATAATCATCAAAACGGCCCGAAGCTTCCCATTTTTCCGGTTCCTTTGATGCCTTGAGAGCGTTGTTCCGGCGATCAATCGCATCCATCTGACGGGCACGAACGACAAGGTTCAACGCTTCATTGAGCAATTCGGTGCATGTCTCGCAGGTCATTCAGAACCGCCTTTCAGGGCTTGGCGACCGGCTTCGTTGTCCAGCCATTCCAACCTTGCGCGAATGCTATCAGTGAAACGAAATACAGCTTCTGTGTCAGCATCGCGCTGCTCTTGCTCTATATTGTCCAGCAATTCAGCAGCCCAATCTGATGAGATACGTGCGATTGATGCGCACCGTCTTGCAAAACTCGCCTCAGTCAGTTTCATTCGCTCTGCTCCCCAAGTGCGGATGCGGCGGAAACGTGCTGCCAAGCTTCTCCGCGCTTAATTCTAGAAATAACACTGTATGCCACGCCATAAGCCTTCCCGAGTTGACGACTAGACAGGTTGCTGGCCAAAATTTCTTTGACCTTTTCCTCATCAAGCTTTGCACAGCCGTTCGAAGAGCCTGACTTTCTTGGAGGGGTGTGGCTAGCGCTCGTGGACAAAGGTTGACTGCGGAATCGTTTTTTGATTCAAGGCTGCCATTTGGAGGCTGCTTTGGGCGAACGGATAGGTTTGACAGACGAGGAATGGTCGGTAATCAGTCCACTTCTACCTGCTGAAAGTGGGCGTGGATGCCGCCCTGCTCAGGACAATCGGCGTTATTTCGAAGGCATGCTGTGGATGGCGCGTACAGGAGCGCAATGGCGGCATCTGCCTGATGAATACGGCAAGTGGAACAGTGTCTTCCGCCGATATCGACGCTGGGTCGAGACCGGTGTTTTCGAGGCAATGCTTGAGACACTGGCCGAACTGGTGGAACGGGATCGAAGTGCCGACATGATCGACAGTACCGTCGTCCGGGCACACCATTGTGCAGTCGGCATAAAAAGGGGACTCAAGAGACCGAGGCGCTTGGGCGATCGCGCGGCGGTTTCACAACCAAACTCCATGCCCGGTGCGATGCGAAAGGCCGACCGCTCGGTTTCGTCCTGACGCCCGGACAAACGCATGATACCCAGGGCTTCGCGCCGTTATTCCGGATGATCTCCGACCAGATCGAGGCGTTCCTCGCCGACAAGGGTTATGACGCTGACGCCATTCGCGACGAGATCGCCAGCGCCAATATCGAGGCCGTCATTCCGACGAAAAGCAACAGACGCCAACCAATCCCGCACGACAAAGCCAAATACAAATGGCGTAATCAGATCGAGCGACTCTTCAACAAGCTCAAGAACTGGCGGCGCGTTGCGACCCGTTATGACAAGACCAAGGAATCCTACCTCGGTTTCGTCGCAATCGCTGCAGTCAAACTATGGATACCCTTTGTCCACGAGCGCTAGGTAAGGGAGTATCTTCTCGATGGCATGCAGAGCATAACCACTCGACGAGGAGAGGCTCATCGTAACCAGCCAAATGATGCGCCTGTATTAACGATCTGCCATCAGAACATTTTCGGTCAGGGGCACCGCACCTTGAACAGAACTGGGCACGTCGGAGAATGCCGTTCTTTATTGCCGTTCTAACTTGGCTATATGCCTTCCGCTGTTTCGTGAGAGTGTCCATTCTAACTCTCCTCCGACAGAGGTGAAGCTTCGAGCATGGTTTGCCATGTCCTCTCAGGATTGTAACAGTGAACGTACCCATTCGCCGTCATCCCCTCTGTCGGCTCCTGTAGAGCGGCGAGGATGGTGGAAATGGCAATGCGAGCCATGTTTTCGTAATGCTCTCTTGGGTAATAAAGATGCTTCGCAAAGCCACCTTGGTCAGCCTCAAACAACATTTCTCCAAGCTCTGTTATCAGTTCTTTACTCGGCATTGCTGGCCTCCTTTGCGCGCAAGAGGGCGATGCAGAGGCTGACCGCATCAACTGGCGAAAGGCCGGTGAAATAGCTGTCCTTCTGTTCGCCGGGGATGAATAGCTCACCCATATACAGGCTAGGGTCAGGCCCTTCACCATCGTTGCCCACGCGATACATCACATCAGACCACAGACGGCGCGCCTGCGCGATAACTACCTCTATGCTTTCGGTGTAGGCTGGAACTGTTACGGCAGAGACGTAAGGCCCATCCTTCGGCCACCAGCCAACCATTCCATTTGAATAATCAATCCTGCCTGCGCGTTCTGCCGGGATATTAAACAGGATGTATATCTCCGCATCCACTTCCCTGTCAGGCGCGTCTAGCTTGGAGAGACGGGTAATGAGGTCGGTCACCATGACATTCTCCGTTCCTGCGCTTTGTAATTCACCCACATTTCGTTGCCGCATGTCGGGCAGTCGAACACGAGACAGTCACCGTCTCGCGGATCATGAACAGCGCGGCCTTCGTGGGCTTCAGCCTGAACAACCGTCGAGCATTTGCGGCACTGGAGCGTGTAGGTCACGTTCTTAGGCAGGATGCCTTGTCTGATTATTTTCATGACGGCTTCCCTCCCAGCACGGCGCGGGCTTTGTCGTAGATTTGCTTCTGCACGCGGATTGTTATGAGGTCGGTCGGCTTAACATCAGGCCACAAAATGCCTTCCATGGTCTTGTCACCGAACAACGATTTATGAGCTTCCACAGCCGCCGCGAGCTTGGCTTCGAGGGCTTCGGCTTTTCCGCGCCATTCATCGCGAGATTTGCCGGATTGTTCATGGCTTGCTTGCTCGGCGGATAGCCGTTCCTCAAGTTTCAGTATTTTGAGTTCATCGGCCTTAACCCGCGCCGCCAGCGCCGCGTTGTCGGCTTCTGCTTTCTCGGCGCGCGCCTTGGTCAAAAGACCATCGTATGCCGCTTTCTCAAACTCTATACGAAAGCGCTCGGCTTCATCTTTCCAATGCTGCTTTAGCTCGATTTCCGCCGCCAATAGCTCCTCAGCCTGCGAGCGGGTGATGAGTTCGCGGGTTTCAATAGCGCCTTCCCTCATATTTTCAGGCTGCTTTGAACTCACCCATTTGTCGTTCGGGATGAACGCACAACGCCACTGTGTTTCCACCGTCACCAGTCCCGTATCCGATGCTGCCTCTATCGATGACAAATCCGATTGGCTAAGGCCCAACAAAGTTCTGAACACTCTGCCTGACAATTCTTTTATGGCTGGTCTTATGTCATCATCGGATGCATTACGTGCCAATAAGTCAAGAGTTCTGCCAAGCTTCGCGTATTCTTCACGATACGTCACCAGTCCCGTATCTGTAGCGGCAGGCGCGGGGCGGGCGTTCCAAACGTTACGCAGTTCCTCGTAGAAAAGAGGGCATGCGTCCATAGCGAATGTCGCGCGCGATGACGCGCCGCACTCATTGCAAGAAATGCGATGATACTTTCCGTCTGTATACATGTCCGGAGTGCTTCGGAAGGAAAGCTGATTGCCCCCGCAAAACGGGCACGGCAGTAGTTCACTCGCCATGACGGTCGCCTCCTGATGGGCGGGTTTCGGCGAAGTGCGTGGCAACAATTCCGGCGAGAAACCCGCTAATCCATGCCATGATAAGTCCAAATACGATCATCATTCCGCGCCCTCTGAAGCAGGTGCAGATGGGAGAGGACGCCAGTGGGTGGGTGACGGTTCACTGTCTTCTTCGTCTTGCCAGAAATAGCCACCTTCATATTGGTCGCATTCCAGCCAGCACTTGAAATATCGACCGGCTTGATAAGCAAGAACAGCCGTCCCATCCTTCGGCGCGCTCTCAATCGGCAGCCATCCTTCCCCCTGCGCACCGTCATCGCTGGGCTTATCCGCTACTGGATGGAGGGCGCGGATTACCGTCGCAATTGCTTTAGAAAGCGATCCGGGAGCTACGCCACGTGAAGGATCGCCAACAATCAGCAGTTCCTGCACATCGGTAGGAATGCCAGCCTCGGTAAGTGAAATCAGGGCGGCAGTAGCTGCATCTAGCCGGTCCTTATCCTCCAGCACATCCGATCTGCCAGAAGTTGCCTCAAGCGCGGAGAGGATGCGAGCCTCATAATCGGCCTGTGCGGCGGCTTTGGCGGCTTCGAGTGATTTGCAAGCCTTCGATATTCCAGACAGCCCATTATTCCCTACGTAGTAGGTGACCCGCCATACTTCTCTATCGTTCCAGTCTCTGTGAATGGAATAGTGTTCATTGAATGGGCCATCCACGTCCTTGAGAGGATGAACCGTGTGCATGAGCGGTCCTGCAACGGCATAGAATTCCGTTTCCAGAAAACCTGTTTGTCCCGTGGCTACCCACTCCAGCTTCTTCACCCGCGCCGCTGCTAGATGAGGGGCGGCTGCGGTGAGGGCGTCCACAACGCGCTCACGCATGGATCGCTCATCCCGAATGTCACGTACACGTGCGGCTTCGTGTGCCGCCTTCACGGCTTCTTCCGGTAGGGTGGTCATGGCTGGACACTCCAGATTGCGGTCCAATAGCGGAAGGCGACGACGCCGCACCCGAGAAGGACAAAAGCCACGCAAGTGATGAGAATTCCGACAGCGAGTTTGACGGAGAAGCGATCCGGGTCCCGATACAGGTGAGCGCAATAAGGCTCACCGTCGCGGTTGCAGATGCAGTTCTGTCCAAGGTCGCATGTGTTCCGGCGGTCGGTCATAGCGGCACCTTTTCAATAGCTTCGTAAATGTCGGGATGGCTCAGACCTTTGAGCCGGTCTTGGTGCGCGCCGAAAATGAACTGCGCAGTTTTCTGCACATCATCGGAGCGACCTTCGAAATTCGGCTTATAGGTCGTGTGCGCCTCGACCAATGCAGCGCGGTTGTCGGCCTTATCCAGTGCATTGTGATAGTTCAGGAGAACCATCTGATTATTGACGGACGCCGGGGATGAGTTAGCGGGAGGGGATTCCCCGGCGTCCGATGCTCTCGCGGGGGAGGAAGGCCGCGAGGGTGCATTCGAAACTGTTTCACCACGTGCCCAGGCGCGAAGCTGGCGACCGGATTCCTCAGTCACTGCTTTGCCTTCTGGGAAAAACGCGAGGTGCTGACGTTGCAGTTTGCCGTAAACAGCCTGCCCGTCTTTGATGAGTGGTACGCCGGGATTATCTGGCGTTACCGTGAAACTCATCGTCATGTCGTACATGAACCTTTTCTCGCAAACCGGCGTCCAGCCAGCCTGTTCGATGGCGTTCTTTTCCTTGCCGGTGCGCTCGTCGCGGATCTTGACGAACTTGATCTTTTCTTCCGCGCGCATGCAGAAAATAACATAACAGCGAACCTGACGAAGTGGCGAGATAAGGCGCGTCTTGTGGCGGGTCTTCGGAACCTTCCAGCCCGGCGCGTTGAATTTGTCGATTTCCCAGCCTTCTAGATTGTCGTAGGGCTTGCGAGCCAAGCGCGCCACTTCGTCGTCATGCATTTCCTGCAAACCGCCGACGCCTTCGTATTCGTCGGACATCGAGTCGACGATGATGACTTTCGCCCCTGCCCGCTCTGCGGTCTGGATTGCCTGCATGAATGCTTCTGGCGTAAACGGCGGGCGCATGTCGAGGTGCTTGAAATTGAACTCGCTCGCATAATGCAACATGCGCTTGGCTTCTGTGTCGATGCCGTAGATTGGTTCGCCCTGCGCTAGACCAGTTGCAAGTTTCAAGGCGCTGTAGGTCTTTCCGCTGCCTGACGCGCCAGCGATTGCGATAAGCAGGCTGGTGTCATCGCGAACAGCATCGGTAAATTCAAAATTGGTCATGACAAACCTCAGCAGGGCAGCGCAATCGGCTTTGGCCGATACGGCACTTCTTCAAATGGGTTCAGGGGATCGATCGGCAGATTTTGGAGCCGTTCGTCTTCGATCTCGCGGGCAAGCCAGCGGGTTTCGGTGTATGGCGGCATTTCTGCCGTCTTGGTCTTGCTCGGGTAGCCCGGCCATTCGTTCGTGGTGACGTGATGATCCCACATGCGAATGGCGGCACTGGCCTTCTTCTCGCCAATCTGGCGGCCCGGAATGTCCAGCTTGGCGACCGTGATTTCGTGCGGCGGCTTCTGTTCCTGGACGATAAACAGGAAATCGAGCGCGATTTCATGCTTGTCGATCTGTGGGAACAAATGACGGAGGCCGCGACGGTAAAAGCCGTCCTGTAACTCATATTCGTTGTTGTAGATCGCCTTTTGTACGGAATCCGGTGCGGCTGACATTTCCGTGGTCTTGTAATCGATCACAGTTATGCGCTTCGGTTCGATCACAAGACGATCGATACGGGCCCGGCACCAGTGGCCGCCGACAACATCTTGCCAGCAAGCGGTGATTTCGTTGTGGTAGTCGCCGATCACTTCGCCGGTGACCAAGGCCCGGATGCGCTCATCTTCATGGATCGACAGTTCGCGCTTGGCTACATTCATCATGTCCATGAGCAGCGCGTAATCTTCCTTCAACAGCGGAATAGCGCCGGTTTTGTGCGCTGCTATGCGAGCCGCTTTTGCCGCGTTCGTTTGATACGTAGGCGCATCGATCATTTCGATCTTTGTAGGCTGGCTGAGCAAGAGAGCATGCGCTGCCGAACCTATTTCGGCGCGCTTTTGCACTTTTTCGTCTTCCTTATCAGCCAAATTCAAACGGGGGTGAGATGTCCATGCATGACGCGCAGATTCGTCAAGGAGCTTCTGGCCAATGGAACGAGACAGACTAGGCATTGGGCAAAGGCGGTCCGCGTGATAATCAGCTTCCGACGATATATAGAGGCCGGGCTTGCTGATCGGTTTACCGTCGAAGGTGAAAACTTCGCCCATGATCAGAACCTCAACGTTACGTTGGGGATTTCGCCTGCAATGACTGCAAGAACAATCTTCTTGGCAGTTTCTTCATCGGCACCCTGATCCATGATTGCCTCTTTCGCAGCCTTCATGATCGTGGAGCGATGGGCTTTATCGGCGTCACGCGCTGCCTGTTCGTCGGCAAGACGTTGTGCTTCGGCTTCTCGTTCTTTTTCTGCACGTTCTGCATTTTCACGAATAGTACGTGCTTCCGCCTGAGCTTTGGCAATAGCATCAGCCTTTTCGCGCTCGGCACGCTCGATTGCTTCGCGGGCTTCGCGTTCAACCTGTTCACGCGCCTCTTGTGCTGCCCGTTCTTCGCGAGCTTTTTGCTCAGCGGCTAACTTTTCCTGACGTTCTTTCTCAGCCCGCTCGCGCTCCGCGGCTTCCTTCTGAGCGCGTTCCGCTGCCTCAGCTTCACGCTCTGCCTGCTCTTTCGCTAAGCGTTCCTTTTCGACGCGTTCAGACTCAAGCCGGTCGCGCTCTTCTTTTTCAGCGCGCAGCTTTTCGAGTTCGATCCGATCGGCTTCGGCCTTCTGGTGAGCATCAAACGCGATTTTCAGCTTTGCGAGAGCATCTGCTTTCGCGGTTTCTGCCTGCTCCTTGAACTCGCCGAAGCTGTCGTCAATAATGATCTTTTCTTCGAGTTCGCGGAAAAGAATGGCGAATGCCTGCGGTTCACCGCCGATCGTGCCTTTGCCACACTCATCGATATGAGCGAGGGTGAGCTTGATATTTTCGATACGGGCTTCTTCGGCAGCTTCCCATTCGGTCAGCGGCTTGCGCACATTTTCAGCCAGCGTGTCGAGTTCTTCACGGATTTTCCGGCGCTGAGCATCGACGACGCTGATCTGTGCACGAGCATCTTCATTCAGCTTTTTGCCTGCTGCATCGATAGCCGTTTTGGTGCGCGTTACCTTATATGCGAGTGCCGCAATCTCTTTACGGCTCGTTGCGGTCGAGAGGTCTGGCTTGAACGCGTCGGTTTCAGCCTTAATCTGCTCGTAAAACTGCGAATAGACCTTTTCATCAACCAAGACGGCGACAGGATTGGCTGAGACATAACCAACGATGTCAGCGCCAGTTTTAGTCTGTGGCTGTACGAGTTCCAAAGATGCGGTGTTGTTTGCGATAGATGTCATGAAAAATACTCCGCCCAAACTGCGAATACGGAAACGAATGTGACGACTGTCACGAACGAGAAAAGATCGACGAGGATGTCATCCATGGCGCACATCTCCCGGAAACTCGGAAGCCAGCGCGATTGCAACGTCGCGGACGAGAATGCCCGTCCATATTGCTTGCGTGGTTTCTTCCTTCGCCTTGGCCAGAATTTCGGCTTCCAGCGTTGCGCGGCGGGTGTGGCCTGAGATTTGAAGGGTCTTCGCCATCACGCGCGCCCTCCGATTATGTTGCCTACATGAACTTCACTGACTGTTTCGCCAGTATCGTTCTGCAGCATGTTGAACAGACGCGGGATAAGCGTGGAACCGTGTTCCCAATCTGTGTTGGCAACGATGTTATTGATGCAATTCGCAATCAGTGCCGCCGTTGCATGGACAAGATCGTCTTGAGACGTGCCGATGTTCATTTCGGTAAGCGACCAACGAATAAATTCGGACTGCACATCCACACTGCGCAGTTGTGCTGCCATTTCAGGATCAGTCACCTTGCTCATGACAGCCGTCATGCTCGACCGAAAGTCCGCAACGGCTTTATCTACGTCGTAGAAAACGTTCATCGCAGCACCTCACAGATACACTGACGGGCTGCGGCAGGCGCGAACGTGCGAGCGGTAAGAACGCTCGTCGTCGGCTTCATCAGCGGCGATCAGGTGGAAGTTTGGGAGGTCTTTGACCCACTGCGGCGCGTCGTCGTCGAACGGGCCTTCGTATGAGCGGGCAACATCATCGGTGATGTCGACGCCGCGCATGGTGCGAACATCGAAGCGCAAAATGCGCTGCGTGTCGTAACCGTCGGCGGACTTGATGATGTCTTTGTCGGTTGCGCCGATGCTCACACAGGCATCAACCATTTCGATCTGCCCTGCCCCGTCATGGGTTTCGAGCAGGATGCGGGTGTATCCGTCTTTGACGTGAGATTTGAGCATGGGTAATGCCCTCCTTGTTGGAAAGCATATTCCCCAATCTGTGTAATATTGTCAACCCCAATTTGGGTAACATCAAAAAATCAAAGCACGCCTATGATTTCCTTGAGAAAACCACAGGGGGTCAAATTGCGCTTCGGACTTTCGCCAGAGGTCGACGCCATCATAACGACAGCGATCTATGCGGTGATCGTTGCTGCTATGCTGCTTATTCCGTACTTTCTTACGGAATATGTGAAAGGCGTTTACCGAAAGAAAGCGGCCTTCGAATCCGCTCGTCGGTCGAAATATGACTGGCCAGTGATTTTATTCTTTGCAGCCGTATGGGGCGTGCCCATCGCAATAGTCGTTGCGGGTCACTTGCTTAAATGATTATCGCGGCGCCATAGATGTTACCCGTGCAGCCCACAAAAGCTCAACATCTTCAATTGGGCTCTCGGTCTGGGATAACAGGTGATAGAGGTCGGGATGCGAGCCCCGCATTAGTTTCTTGACCAGTGTTCGGCCATCCAGAAGCTGGACAACGCATAGCTGCCCGATCAAGTCAGATGTCGGCGGAGTGCGCAACTCATCGTAATAAACGAGCCAACGGTTAAAGAACGGCCCAAGGGAGTCGCCTCTGGCTTCTACTGCTACTGTATGTTCAGTGCCATTCTCAGGCATAGGGACCTCCTCGAACGGTCCCTGGGCGTCAAAAAAATGTGCTTCCGATCCTGCTGCAACATATCCGACGAGTGGAGCCGTGAGCGTAGTAGAGAATACATCCTTCTCTAAAACGTTAAAAGCCTCTGCGGCTCGGCGAATATATTCTGCCGTAAGCTGACGTTCTCCACGCTCCAACTTGATGAACTGACTGCGGGACACACCCATGGCTTCGGCCGCCTGCTCGTGCGTCCAATCGCGTTCGGTTCTTAGTTTGCGAAGATTGTTACCCATAGCGGGAACCTTTACTTATTCGCGCCTTTGGTGTCCTTCCCCGATTTGTGGAAGATTAGCTTGACAAAGTTACCCACATTGGGGAACATGTCACACCATGAAGCTGCACCGTTATTTACAACTCACCGGGATCGATGATGAAGCTTTTGCTTCATCTATCGACATGTCTGTCTCTGGGCTGCGCAAGCTGAAAAGCGGTGAGCGCATTCCCCGCCCGCATACGATGCGGCGCATCTATGAAGCGACTGGCGGCGAAGTGACCGCCAACGATTTCTATGAAGATTTGATCCCAACACGCTCGACCTCTCAACAACAGGCTGTTTCCTGATGTCTGCATCATTGCCCCTTTTTGCTGGGACTGGATTCGCTAAGAACCGAAAGCGGATTCGCTGTGTTGACGCCGTTTGCAACATGGCTCGGCGTCTCTGGCCGTCGAAAACTGCGATCAATCTCTCCAGCCGTGCTGAAATCTCTCAACGTGCAGCCGAACTATGGCTTGAAGGCCGTACCGAACCGGGTGCCGACGCTCTTATCAATCTTCTCCGCTCTGACGTTGGTTTCGATTTGCTGCAATCCATCATGGATGGCGCCGATACCCGTTGGTGGCGCGACTTCGAACGCGGCGTGCACATCGCTGAACTTGAACAGCGCATGAAATGGCAGGCCGAGCAGCTGGCATCCCTCAAAGCGGAGTTTTCGAAATGATCAGACATGCTCTTACGGCGGGCCTCATCTGGGTTTGCCGCCAACTCATGAAATTCAACGAGGTCCTTTTGCTCGCGGCCAAGCGTCGGGTGCAACAAGACATTTTCTACCGCGATGGAGCAAACAAGAAATGAGCGACAGTATTACCAGTGAAGCCCAGACGATTGCCGTTGGCCAGCTTCGTGCATTCATCGAACGTATCGAACGCCTCGAAGAAGAAAAGAAGACCATCGGCGACGACATCAAGGAAGTCTACGCCGAGATAAAGGGCAGCGGTTTCGATAGCAAAATCGTTCGCACCATCATCCGTCTGCGCAAGAAAGAAGACCACGAGCGCCAAGAAGAAGAAGCGATGCTCCAACTTTATTGCGAAGCGCTGGGTATGGCCTGATGAACGGCGGTTTCCGTCATAAGCGCACGGGGGCGATGTTCGCCCTCGGACGCCTGAAGACCGGTCAGATGAACAAGACTGAGGCCGCCTATGCTGCCGTGCTGGAGCAGGAAAAGCAGGCCGGTGAAATCCTCTGGTACCGGTTCGAAGGCGTCAAGCTTCGTCTCGCCGATAATACATTCTATTCGCCAGACTTCTTTGTCATGCGCGCGTCTGGTCTGCTCGAGGCTCACGAAGTCAAAGGCTATTGGCAGGATGATGCCCGCGCGAAAATCAAGATCGCTGCCGATCAATATCCATTCCGTTTCATCGCCGTGAAAGTCCGCGCCAAGAAAGACGGTGGCGGTTGGGCTGTCGAGGAATTTTGACAGCCATCGACTTTGCCGAACGCCGTTTGCGGCGCTCCGCCAATTCGATCTAAATGTGAGGCTCCCAAGATGACATTTTGGTATGAAGGACATTTGGACCAGATTGCGCAGATGCTGCGCGATGGTCTTTCCGCTCGCCAGATAGCCGCAAAGTTCGATGGTGTCAGCCGCAATGCTGTCATCGGGCTTGTCGGTCGCCGTGCTGATCTGGCTGAAATCGGCTTTTCCCGTTCGCCACGTGGCGGCGAAGATCGCTCGCATAAGGTAGCGCGCCTACGTCGTGAGAAAGCGCCACGGCCCGAGAAGCTTAAGAAAGAGGCTGTAGCGGTCGAAGAAGCTGCCGAAGTCGTCCGGCCTGACATCGCCGCGTCGCTGTATGACGCCAACTCCCTTCGCATTGAACTGCACAACATTCCCGCCGGTGGCTGCCACTGGCCAGTGAATGACGTGCCGAAAGGCGGCGTCTTCCTGTTCTGCGGCTGCGAGGCAATGCCAGAGAAGCCGTATTGCGACGTTCACTATCGTCGCTCAATCGGCAAGGGCACGGAATCCGAACGTGCTGCCGTCACCGCTGCGAAGTCGATTGCGAGGGCGGCGTGATGATGTCCAATCATACAACCCAAGTTCCGAATGTCCCGTATGGGAAGGCCATTTACGATTTGGCAACCGAAATGGTCGTTTTCGATGCGCTTCCGTCAAGACTGCGCAAGCGTATCGCGTCAGCTGCTGTGCAGATTTGCGTCGTGAATGTCGCTGATGCACTGCACCATGGCATGAGCATCCTTGAAATCCTGCGCGAAATTGATGCGCTCGAAGAACGCTTTCTCGAAAGCGCTTATGCTGAACGTGGGGTGTTCAATGGGTAAGCGGTCCACCGGCTTCGTGCGCCGCGAGCGCGACTTCTATGAGACGCCATATTCGGCGGTTCTTCCTCTCATCCCTCATCTGCATGGCGTTTCCACGTTCGCGGAACCGTGTGCAGGAAATGGCGCTCTCGTCGGTCATCTGCAAAAGCATGGCCTAGTCTGCACCTATGAGGGCGACATTTCCTATGGCTATGACGCGCTGAGCTATCGTTTCGAGGCTGATGCGGTTTTCGACGCCATTATCAGCAATGTGCCGTGGCGGCGCGATCTCCTGCACCCAATGATCACGCTCTTTCAGCGCATTGCCCCAACTTGGATGCTGTTCGATAGCGATTGGGCTTACACCAAGCAGGCCGCGCCTTACCTCCCTCATTGCTCGCACATCGTTGCCGTTGGCCGGGTGAAATGGATCGAAGGCACCAAGCACACCGGCAAGGACAATGCCGCGTGGTACCGCTTCCACAATCAGCACGTCGACGGCCCGCGCTTCATCGGTCCCGCCGTGAAGGAGGTGCATGAGCCAGTCCGCTTTCGAGGAACTATTCGACGCCGCTGTGATGCGCATTCTGGAGTCCGGCTATGACTGGCGGGATCGGGAGGCAAAGCGATGATCTCGATTGAACAATTGCGAGAATTGCTTCATTGCGACCCAGAAAGTGGTGCCCTCACATGGAAATCCAGGCCAGGAACAGACCGCTGTACGAAGTCGTGGAATACAAGGTACGCTGGTAAGCCTGCCCTGACTGCGATAGGTAATCACGGGTACCATTTCGGAAACATACACAACAAAACAGTTCTCGCTCATCGGGTTGTCTGGGCAATTTGCATGGGTGAATGGCCACCTTATGAGGTGGACCACATCAACGGCATCAGGACAGATAACCGTATAGCCAATCTCAGATCAGTTAGTCGGGCAGAAAACGCGAAAAACACGCGCGCTCGCTTACGTAAAAGCGGTTTGCCATGTGGGGTATATGAGCAAACAACGTCTAAAGGGCGTTATAGGGCTGATATTCAGATTGGCGGCAAGCGAAAAACTATCGGTTGTTTTGGTTCTATAGCTGAAGCAAGGGACGCTTACCTAGCGGCGATTAAAGATGCGGGGTTTTCTGCGCGTCATGGGCGACCTTCAACACGGAAGGTTTCGACATGAACGGCATTCTTATCTCAAGGGTAACTTTTCACGCTGTCGAGCGCTATTGCAGCCGTATTCTGGGCGTAAAGTGCTATCCGCCGAAAGGATCGCGCCCGTATGAGCGCGCAGAGATATTCTGCGAAGCTGCTGGCCTCACGATCGATCAGATACGCGCCATCATCATGACGCCAAACGTCGAACGTGCGTGCCGTCTGGGCTTCAAGCGCATGGTTTCTGAGGGCTTCACAGCGATTATCTACGATGGGGTCGTCGTGACCGTTGTCGAGCGCAGGAAACCGGCGGCTTGCCGCAAACAGCGTTGGGAAATGGAGCTCGATCAATGACCGTTCTCCAGCTATTTCGCCGTGGCCGCGATACCCTCCAGATCGCAAAGCATATGCGCAAATCCGAGGCTGAAGTGCTGAGGATGCTTCATATCCTTCGCAGCCACGAGAAGCGCAGGAAGGCTCGTTTCGGGTCACTGGACGGCAATCGATGACCAAGATGCCCTGGGTGCGCTTTTTCCCTTCTGACTGGCTTGGCGGCACGCGTGGAATGAGCGCTGTTGAGACTGGCATATACATCACGCTTATTGCCACCATGTACGAGCGTGGCGAGCCGATCGTGGAAGATCATGCCCGTCTTGCGCGTCTCTGCGGTGCGTCAAATTCTGCTTTCCGGAAGGCTCTCGACACGCTCATTGATGAGGGAAAAATCACCCGTATTGATGCCGGTCTCTGGAACGATCGTGTTGAAAAAGAGCAAGTCTACCTCTCGGAAAAATCAGAGGTAGGAAAACGCGCCGGTAAAGCCAGCGCGGAAAAAAGAAAGCAAAATCAAGGGCAGACTTCAACGGACGTTGAACAGGCGTTGAACGAGGGTTCAACCACGCGCGCACATAAACCAGAAGCCAGAAGCCAGATACCAGATATATATAATTCCGATCCTTACGGATCGGGCGCAAATGCGCCGGTCCAAACCGATTATCGAAATCTCGTTTGGCAAGATGGTGTCGCTTCCCTGATGCGTCAAACCGGCAAGACGCAATCGGCAGCCAAATCGCTCGTCGGCAAATGGCTCAGGGACGCCAAGGACAACTGCCGTATCGTCCATGAAAAAATTCTTCAAGCTGAGGTCAACCGGATTGGCGACCCGATCCCGTGGATTTCCTCAGCCGTTCGCAGCGCGCTTGCCGCGTCGACGCAACCGACCTTGGCCGACGGTTTCAAGCAACTGGCCGAAAAACTCCAGCAACAAGGCGAATACCATGGCGGACCCACGATTGAGGGAAGCAACCAGCATCGAGATTTCAACGGCTCTGGAGAAGCTATTCCGCGCTCTGACGCCGAAAAAAGGCAGCGTAGCCGAATTGATGGAATCCTACCTCATTGCCTGCCACAAATCGACAAAGCACGCGATTGAGACAGTCGTCATCCGGTTTATTCGCGGCGAGATCGAAGGCCAGTCAAAGGATTTTGCGCCAAGCTCTGCCGGACTTTCGGCGGCGATCCGCGAGGAAATGGCATTTATCGCCAAACAGGTCGAACTCGCGCAGAACCGCACCATGATCAAGGATAGCCGACCTGTTGCCGTCAAGCGCATGAATGTTCTGGAGCGCGTTGCGACTGAGCGTAAGCGCATGAAGGACGAAAACAGGGCGCTATTGATGCGCTTCGAAAGCTTCGATGCATTCAATCAATGGGTGCGACGCAACAGGCTTCCAGAGGGATCGTTTTATCTCGTACCTACGGCTGAACTGTATGGTGCGCCGGGTTCTTCTTTCGATTTTCCAGCAGATAGACCGATTGAAGACATCAAGGTCGTTCAAGAAAACGCCAATGCGCAAGTTGATCTATCCGTCGAAGCTGCACGTGCACGGCTTGATGCTCTGGCAAATGGTGAGTGCAATGATTTTCCAGATGCATCACGCAGCACGATTTATCGCCGTCCACATAAAGAAAAATCGCCGTCGTCATCTAGTTCGTACCGTGTGAGAGACGACGAAATCCCTTGGTGATGACCAGCATAAATTCGATGGCAATTGACATAATTAGACAGGTTTAGACATGGCAACGCGGCAAAAGAACCAGAAATATTTGAGTGTTGGCGATATTACCGACCGTTATGGCGTTTCTCGCGCCACGGTCTACAACTGGCAAAAAAGGGAGGCTGATTTCCCGGCAGCCGTAAAAATCTCTGGCCGTCCGTATTTCAGCGAATATGAACTCGACAAGTGGGATGCAAAGCGCGGCGGTGTTGACCCTGACATCGACAGCCGCATTCACGGACTCAAACCCTGCTCGGGCGTCATCACCGACTATCAGCAGTTCATCGACGCCATGGTCAAGCGCCGGGCTGATCTCAACATGTCCAGCATGGAACTTGATGCGCAATCCGGCATGCAGGAAGGTTATGCGTCGAAGCTGGAGAACTACGGCAGACCACAAGGCCGTGGAATGGGTCCTGAAACGTTCCCGCTCTGGCTTGGCGGCGTTCGTGTGGGGATTGTGCTTGTCGATTTGCCTCGCAGACCTCGTAAGAAGCAAGAAGCATAACATGCCATACGTCGCCAATAATCAGGAAAGCGTCGATGCATTCTATGCCAAGAACGGGCCATGTTGTGCCGGTTGCGATTATTGGCGCTATATCAATCCGCTTGTTGGTGAATGTGTGAGGTTCCCGCCCAATCAGCACCATGACGCCGCTGAAGGACTTGGATTGCAGCATTGCTCTTTGCCGCGATCCACATCGAACCTGACCAAGCGCAGTCATTGGTGTGGTGAGTTCAAAGACGAGCAATAGCGCCAAATCTGGAATTTGCGATTAATCGCATACTCACTGTTCAGCCTCGGTTCGCCGGGGCTTATTCGTTCGGGTCTTTGCCGGTCTCCCCAGCCAGAATCGCAGCGGCGGAATTGAATAGCGCCTGGGCAGCTTCAATACGATCCCAACCGGCGGCCTCGGAATCGTCGAGGATAGCGACAAGCCCATCGCTTACGGCTTCCTCACAATCAATCTGGCGATCGACGTAGTTTTCAGGCTGTTTCGGTCCGCGCATGTCTTCCTCCGTTTTGGATAGAGGTAGCGCTTCGGGTTGTAGTGTCCAGCGGCTAATGCAGCTTTCCGCCCCCATTGAACTCGATCAGTCCTGCGAACTCATGCGCGGCTTGGTCCCAACTGCATTTCTCGCAAACGCGGTGTTGCGTGCCGTCTGGCGCATCGCACAGCATGACGCGACTGCGGCCGCAGCGTTCGCATTCGGTGCCGTCGTAGTCGCCATCCTCATACCAAGGCCCGTTATCTGACCAGTCTTCAAATATGTTCATGGCGTCACATGCCCAATCATTCGTATCTCGACCGGCACCGTCGGCACCACGCTCAACGACATCCAGTCGAATTGCGCACCAAGTGCCACGGCAGCACATGCCAGACGATAGCGCTGCATGACAGATGGGTCGATAGGCGCTTTCGTGGTGCGGTTAACACCGGCCTCAATGTCGGCAATCGTGGACTGAGAAAAGCCTGTCAGTTCGGCCAGTTTCGGGCGTGACAACTTCATGATGTTCTCTCGCCACCATTTGCAGCGGATATGATCAGGCGCATATCGGGCGGGCGGTGTGTTGTCTGTCACGACTTCCATCTCTGCTTCGTGGATTTCGTCGGCCATTATCAGCACTCCGATTGATTGCGCAACGCCAGCCAGATATAAACGGCTATCCTTTTGCGAGGATCGCTCTTTAATGAGCAAACCCCGTCACGCTGGCAAAACGTGGCGGGGTTTTCAGTTTTCGAAACCATACAGCTACGATCAGACTTGCATTCCGTCAGGGTATTTCGTGGTCAGTGGCCTATAATTGTCGGCTGCGGTCTTCCCGCATGATGTGCATTTCATCGCCGGAATTACGTTGTTATGAAAGTTCGTGTCATCGTATCCGTATCCGCGTTCTGACCCGCCACAATGCTCGCATTCATAGATTGCCGTGAAATCGCGGCGGTTCTGATCGGTGATTTCCTTGATGCGCATATTGTTCTCTCCGGTTAAGCATTCGGGAAACCGCCCCGTAAGGCGGAAACCGGAAGGCTTTTAGATCTTGGAAATGGTCATTGCTGAGTTGTGATCTTGGTTCATGCAGTGGCGGATATATGCCAAGGCCTCGGTCAAGCTTGAGAACTTCGGCCCACCTGAGCGCATGGCATGATTGACTTGGTATTTCATGGGGCGAGGCTTGGTCATTTCGGGTGTCTCCCAACTCGTTTGTTCAGTAACCGGCCCACACGCGCAGAGCGCGGAAGTCAGCGAACGTGATTTCAGCCTCATGCGGTGCACCATTCACCCGGTAGCAGTCCAACACGAGCACAGTTCCATTCCCCAGGTCGGCCACAAACCAGTCGTGACGAGCGGCCCATGCAATCTGTTCGTTGTTCATGATGATGTCTCCATTTTGCGAGGTTGAGGCCGCTGGCATCGGCCTATGACCAAAGCAAACACCATCTACGCACGGTCGTCAAGCCATTTCGTGCATTAAATGCATCATTACATCCATATCCGTAGCACATAATGCACGATTGACCGCCAATAACACCACGCGCGAGTCATCACCGCGTCCAAACAGGCAATCTTGCATTAAATGCAAGGTTTTGAGGTGTGACTGAAAAGACACAAAAACCCATCCACAGACGCACCATTGATTTCATTGCGCTTTTCACCTGTGCTTTGCGTGCTTTTCCGCAACATTCTACCGCTTCGCGCGGACACACCCTTCGTTCAATGCAAGATCACTCGATTAACCGTTTGAGCCGCGAACTCCATGGCATTCCCAGCACGTAGAGCAGCCCATTACAGCGCAAAAGCGCAAAAAGCCGCCGCACAGCTTCGAAAAGAAAAAAAAGAGCCCAAGGTTACGCCGAAACAAAAGGCCGTAATCGAAGCCATGGTGTTCGAGGGCATGACACGGGCTCAAGCCACCAAAACCGTGGGAATGTCGGACGAAGCGATGCGACAGGCGCTCTTAAAGCCCCAAGTCCTCGCTTATCTCAATGAGTGTCAGGAGGTGTTACGGACTAGCCTCCGGCCCCGCGCGCTACACACGATGGGTGAATTGCTCGACAGCAAGAACGACAGCACGAAGTTCAAAGCGGCTGAGTATCTGGACGGGCAGAACCGTGGCACTCACACAGTTGGTGCGTCTGTGAACGTGCAGATCAACAACACGGCGAACGTCGAGACGCCTGGATACGTTATCGACCTGTCTGAGTTCAGCCGTTCACCAGAGCCAAAACATGCGCAACAGATAGAACATCTGGAGCATGAGCATGTTAACCAGTTGATATCTCAGGAGAACGTTCCTGATGATGACTGAGGAACGTGCACCCCGTACCCCCTTCGTTCACGTTTTCGGGGCTTTGAGGGGTGGCCCCCAAAAATCGCGGGCTGAATCTCCAGTCCACCCTCACACACGCAATTTCCCCCTTTGGGACGTTCGGTCAGATTTTTTTCAAACTGTCGGGAGTTTTTGAATGCGTAAGCTTATCAGCATTCCATCAGCGGCAACGTTTGCGGTTCTGGCTTCCTCTGGTTTGTGCAAATCGGCGCCGAAGACTGTACGGCGTGGGGAGGTGGATTTGAGTTCGCCATACATCCCGCCTGCTCCAAAAAAAATCAGCCGCGAGGAAAAGTTGAAGGTTGCTGACCGCGTTGCAGCGGCAGAAGCGAAGCGTGCGCGAAAAGCTGCGCGGTTCAATGCACTTGTTGCGAATGGTTCGATGTTGGCAGCCTCAGGAGAAGTTCAATGAATATCTGGTTTGGCATTCAGCTTGTCTTGTTGGCGGCGGCGGTTTTGACGTTTGCCTCTGGTTGGATTTGGAACGGTGCCCTCGCACGCGATATTCGATCCGTGACTTTGTTGGTTCTGACGGTGTTCAGCGCGTCGATATCTCTCGGTCACCTGTTTTTTTAACCTGTTGGAGAATTCGCGATGGAATGCAGTTTGTTCGTTGGCCTCGGTTTTTTCCTCGGGATTTGTTTCGCGCTCGTGATCGGTCGATGGAATGACCGGAGTGGCAACACTTCGGACGGCCAGCCATGGAGGAAACCCGAATGAGCAACGTGGTGTCCATCGACGGCGGCGATATTGCTGATGGTCGCGAGCCAAATTGCCATGCGGTCGGCACGCTGGAAGATTTGCTGACTATGGCCAAGAGTGGCGAACTTGTGGGGATCGTTGCAGTTTGCGCGTTTTACGATCACACCATACAGCCCATTCGTAGCGGTCAATATGAGGCCAACCAGACCATCGGCGGTTTGAACCGGATTTCCTTCGACATTCTGAGGGCGACCGCCGATGACTGACGTCGAGGGAAAAGCCCCCCTCCCCAAGATCGACCGCGACGAACAGGGCCGCAAGATTTATCGGCCTGGCGGTCGGGTGCTGGCGGAATACATAGCCGATCGGTCGCACGTTTCGATTATTCGTGGCTCGATCGGTTCGGGCACTTCGTCGGCGTCTATCATGAAGATGCTCGCGATTTCGATGGAGCAGTATAAGAACCCCGACACTGGTTTTCGTCATACGCGGTGGTGCGTGGTCCGCAACACCTTCCCCGATCTGAAGAATACGACGGTTAAGACCTGGCTTGATTGGCTGCCGGAAGAACAATACGGGCGTTTTTATTGGGATCGGCCATTCCGCCACATGATCCGCGTCGGCGACATGGACATGGAAGTCTATTTCATCGCGCTCGACAGCCCGGATGATGTTCGCAAGATGCGCTCATTCGAAGTGACCGGCTTCTGGTTCAACGAATTGGAGTTCATCGAAAAGGATATCGTCGACGAAGCGGAATCGCGAACAGGTCGATATCCGGCGGTGAAGGACGGCGGCGCCAAATGGGACGGCGTGATCGCTGATATGAACGCGCCGCGCGAAGATCACTGGATTCCGCTCATGATGGGCGAGGTCCCATTGCCGGACAACTGGACGGAGGAAGAACGGCTTTCGTATCGCAAGCCCGACAATTGGGGCTATTTCGTTCAGCCGCCTGCAATGATCGAGGAGCGAGACGGGTCGGGTACGCTTATCGGCTACAAGATGAACCCGCTTGCCGAGAATATCCGCTGGCTGAAGCCCGGCTATTACGAGGAAAAGATCAAGGGCAAATCGAAACAGTGGATCGACAGCCGCGTGCTGAACAAGATCACTGTTTTCGTTGATGGAAAGCCGGTCTGGCAGCAATTCAACGAGGAAACCCATGTTTCCAAGACGCCGCTTGATCCTATTCCGGGCTGGCCGGTCTATGTCGGGCTCGATTTCGGGCGTAATCCAGCGATGGTTGCCGGGCAGATTGTGAATGGCCGGTGGCGCATTTTCGCGGAATTGAGCGCGCGGGACCAGGGCGCATCGCTGTTTGCCCCGCAAGTTTCCCGGCTGTTGACGCAACGCCTTGGCGATTGGACGGCAACGCGCGCCGGACGCCATTCGAGTTCAGGGGATGGTTTTCAAGTCGAGTTTTACGGCGATCCGAAGGGGGCAGACGGAACGCAGGCCGATGAGCACACAGCTTACGACATTTTCCGCTCGCAAGGGATGCCGGTTGAACCGGCGCCGGTGAAGAACAACCACATTCAGACGCGTATTGAAGCCGTCGAACATGCGATGATTACGATGGTGAACGGATCGCCGCGTTTCGTCGTTTGCGGGACCAACTGCCGAACGCTGAAAGTGGCGTGCGCTGGCGGTTATCACTTTGCGCGCCTTAAAGGCACGGCCAATCACAAGGATACGCCCGAGAAAGACCCCTATTCCGACATCGCCGATGCGCTGCAATACATGATGCTTGGTGCTGGCGAGGGTCGGGCGGCTATTGGTCGTGAACATCGCGGCTCGGGCCAACCTGTTTCAACGAATATGCGACCAAAAACGAGGCGGCGCGGTGGGTTCTGAGGACGGATTTACGATTGCAGAATGCGAGCCGACCGAATGGTTCGTGGTATTCCATCGCGATTCCTTGCGCCGGTGGGTGAATTGGCTGGCATGGGGTCGATACAAGCACGTTTCGGCCTTTGGCCGCGTGCCGTGGTCCGGTGACTGGGTGTTTTTCGACTATTTGACCGGCAGGACGCGCGTTTTGATGGTGCCTGACGAAAAATCAGACCGATTCCTGGCTCATTACTCGAAAATGGGCAAGATTGTGCGGATGCCCGCGGCAAATCCCGATGACGAAACCATGAAATTCAAGCCCGGTCTGTGGTGCGTCACCGCCGTCGCTCATTTGCTCGGATTGCGCACCTGTGCTTTGCGCCCTGACGCACTTCTTCGCCATTGTCTCGCCAACGGTGGAACAATCGTAGTGGATGATGACGATGAAACCCAAGGAAGACCCCGCGCTGAAAGCTCAGGAAGAACAATCCCGACTTGAGCAAATTCAGGCAATTCAGGACGATGTGACCCGCCGAACCAATGACGCTATGCGTCGTTATGGCACTCGATCGTCAACCGCGCCTATCATGCGTTGATCGACATGGCGAAAACTTCAAAGCCTGCCGCTCCAGACGAAACGCTGAAAAACCTCGAACGTGAGGCGAATTCACGTTTACAGGATGCGCGCGGGCAAAAGGATTTAGTCGTCAAGGACTTGCAGGAGTCCTATTTCTTCACGCGCCCTCGCCTGTCTCGCGATGTTTCTTCCCGGTCGGCGCCGTCCAAGCGCATCGAAGACGTGGACGATCTGGCCACAGGGATCGGCCCTGAGGTAAGTGAAGATTTCGCGACTGAACTGATTTCGGCATTCTTCCCTCAGAATGTTCGATGGGCGGAAAGCACGGCTGATGCGGCGGTCCTTGCGGGGATCGAAGAAAATTCAGCCGAAATGAACGATCTCAAGAAATTGCTGCCCGTTTACGACGCCACGGTCTTTGCAGCGATCAACGCTTCAAATTTCAATGCCGAACTGGCCACATCGCTCGACCCCGACGCCTCGCTTGGAACTGTGGCCTGGTGGATTGATGCGCCCGGCGGTGGCAGGCCATACCGCGCCGAACACGTTCCTACGCGCGAGCTAGAATTCAATGTTGGACCTGACGGCGAGATCGACGATCGTTTTCGCGTTCGCCATGTCACCGCCAGCAAAATTCGGTCGGTATTACCCGATCAGGAATTACCCGTCGACGTTGAGCGGAAAATTCAGAGCAATTCGAAAGCCAAGATCGAAATTGCCTGGGGCTTCTGGCGAGACTGGAGCAAGCCGCACGATGACGAATGGATTCATGTCCTTCTCGTTGATCGAAAACTTGTTCATCACACCACGCTCTCTGGCTTCGGATGCCTGCCGCTCATTATTGCACGCCTTTCCCCTGACAAACTTCACGCCTGGGGAAATGGCCCCGCGATCAAGTCTTTGCAGGAATTTCGTATTCTCGATGTGATCACGGCAGCAACGCAGGATCATGTTGACCTCGCTCTATCGCCGCCTTTCGCATATCCCGACGACGGCATATTGAATTTCGAGGGCGGCCTTGAGTCCGGCAAGGGCTATCCGAAGCGACCGGGGCAGCGCGGCGAAATCGAGAAGCTCTATTTCGGCGGCGATGCCGATCTTGGGTTCTATACGGTTGCCGATCTGGAAAAGAAGGTCCGCCGCAAGTTCTTCGCTGACTATCCAGAACAGCGCGGCGACACTCCGCCATCGGCAACGCAGTGGATGGATGAGATGGTCCGCTCGCAGCGCCGTATCGGCACGCCGGGACTGAAGTTCTGGCGCGAGGGCCCGTATGAGGTTTTCCGCCGGTTCGAGTATCTGCTCGACAAGGATGGGAAGCTCGACCCGATAGAGGTCAACGGCAGCAAGATCACGGTGACGCCGAACAATCCGGCAACGCAGGCACAGGACGCTCAGAAGCTCCAGACAGCGGGCAATCTCCTGAATGCGATCAAGGGCTATTTCCCTGTAACTTCGCAGGCTGCAATCGATGAAATGTCAACGATTGAGAACATGAAGCGCCTTAGTAAAGATGAGGTGATTACCTTGCGCGACAAGGAAACTGCCACGCAGCTTGTTCAACAAATCCTGACGCAAGCCGCAGGCGGGCCGGAAGGTGGCGACAATGGCGCAAGCTAAGCTTCACGACGAGGAAGTCCAAAACTCTATCCGGTGGATTTTCCGGCAGAAAGAAGCCCGCCCGTTCCTCGAATATCTACAGTCAGAATTGGAAGCCATCGGCGTTCCCGAGACCTGTGCTTTGCACGTCCAGCATGGTCGCCGCACATTCGCGGCAGATTTGATCACAGCTGGAATGAAGGGATTGGGTAGCGATGGACCCGAAACTGACAATGAACGATACCGCCGAAGCAAACCTCAACCAGAACAGCGCAAAAGCAGGCGTCACGGCCCCGCTGGCCGGTAGTATTGCGTTCGGCGCGACGATGTACGGACCGAAGCCTGTATTCGCTCCGGCTGATGGCGGCGGCACCCCTGCCCCCGCTCCCGCAGCCCCGGCCCCTTCCGGTGGCGAACCGGCGGCCCCAGCCGATCCGGCTCCTCAAACGCCTGCTGATCCAGCGCCGTCTAAGCCTGAATTGCCAGTCCGTCCCGATTACCTCCCCGAAGAACTCTGGGATGAAAAGGCTGGCTTCAAGGCAGACGCTTACAACGATCTCGTTGCATTCAAGGCCAGCCGTGAAGCTGAACTCGCTCAAGTTCCGGACAGCGCCGACAAATATGAAATTCGGTTGCCAGCCACCTTCAAGCTCCCTGAGGACGTGAAGGTGCCAGAAGGCGAAATGGTGCTCAACGCCGATGATCCTCGCATCCAGCTTTTGCGCGAGGTCGCACATTCGCAAAACTGGTCGCAGGCACAATTCGAAGATGTTCTCGCCATGGGCGTGAACATGGATATCAGCGAGAACAAGCGACTCCAAGAGGCCGCCTCGGCTGAACGCGAGAAACTTGGCTCTCGTGGTGCCGAGCGTGTGAACGCGATCACGACATTCCTTGATGCCAAGCTTGGCAAGGAACACGGCGCCGCGCTGCGCGGCATGATGTTCACCGCCAAACAGGTCGAAGCTTTCGAGGCGCTACAGCGCCTTGTCCGAGGAGACGTTCGGGGCAATCCGAACGGGGGCCGCGATGCCACACCAGCCGAACTTTCTGATGAGGAATATCAGAAACTATCGCCAACCGAACGGATCAACTACGCGCGCGGAATTATGCCCCGTTCGCTCTGACCGACTGCTGAGGAAAAACACCAATGCCAGCCATTACCCTTCCCGAATATGCCAAGGGTCTCGAAAAAAAGAGCATCGAACGTCCTCTGATCGAGACTTTCGCGGAGCATTCCGACATCGTTGCGGCCCTTCCGTTCTCCGGTTTCTCCGGCGGCTCGTATGAAGGTTATCGCGAAACCGATATCGGAAATGCGCAGTTCCGCGCGATCAACGAAGGCGCGAGCGAATCTCAGGGCAAGATTGCGCCGTTTCAGGAAACCAGCTTTCCTATCGACACTATTCTGAAGGTCGACAAGGCAATCATCCGCCGCCACGGCCCAGAACGCCGCGCCCGTGAAGAAGCGATGCAGATGAAGCGCCAGTCAACGCTTTTCACCGACACCTTCATCAATGGCGACAACAAGTCGAACCCGAAGGAATTCAACGGTGTGAAGGCGCGTGCAACGGTTGCCAATGGCCGTCGCATTCATAATTCGACGGCTTCCGGTGGCGCTGCTCTGTCACTCGCTGCACTTGATGAAGCGATCGACAACACCACGAACCCGACGCACCTCATCATGAGCCGCGCCTTGAAGCGCCGCTTCATCGGGGCGATGCGTGACACCACCATCGGCGGTTATATCTCGCAGACCCGCGACAGCATGGGGCGTCCGGTCACCAGCTATAATGATCTGCCGATCCTGACCGGCTACCCCAAGGATCGTCATAGCGCAATTCTGCCATTCAACGAAGTTGGCTCCGGTGGCGGCGCTGCGCAGACGACTTCGATCTTTGTTGTTTCGTTCACTGAAGAAGGTCTTCACGGCATTCAGTTGACGAACATCCAAGCCGAAGACCTCGGCCTGCTCCAGCCCGACAACGTGTTCTACGGCACGAATGTCTCCTGGGATGTCGGCCTCGTCGATGACAGTGACTTCTGCTTGACGGCACTGGATTCGATTACTGACGCGGCGATCGTCAAGTAAGGCGAGCCGACTTTTGTGAAACATGGCCGGGTTCGAACCCGGCCAACTCTGACAGGAGATTGGCTATGGGCCAGCGGATTTTTAACCAGGACAAAGAGCTTATTTTCAAGGATGCCGGTGCAGTTACCGCCGATGGCGCGGCAACTGTTGATGGCTCCGCGAAGATCATCAAGGTCGGCGCCGGGCGCTTCGAAGCCGTAATGCTGATTGACGTTTCGGCGATCACTGTGGGCGCTGATAACGTATACAATATCATCATCCAGGGCAGCAACACGGCTGACTTCTCGGGTGCGAAAGAGAACCTTGCTGTTCTCAACCTCGGAAACACGGCGGTTCGGCCAGGCGGCGCAATCACCTCGCTCATCGGTCGATACGAAGTCCCGTTCCACACCGACATCAACGACGTGATTTATGATTACGTCCGCGTTTATGTCGACGTCGCCGGTACCACGCCGTCGGTCAATTTCAAGGCGTGGGCTTCCACCAAGTATTAATCGAGGGGGCGCGAAAGCGCCCTTTCTCCAAGGAGATATGAAAATGCCGGATAACAAAACGATCTATTTCAAGCGCGATGGCAAAGGTTATGAGATGGCCGCTATCGATGCGAACCGAGCACTGCGTCAGCATTCCGACGAATGGAGCGCCGAGCCGTGGCCCAAGGCCAAGCAGCCAAAGGCTGACGCGAAGACGGATGCATCCGATGCAGGCACCAACGACAAGACCGATCAGGACAAGACTGATTTGCTCGGAGCCAGTACCGAAGACAAGGCCAAGGCCAAGCAGCCAAAGGCTGACGCGAAGACGGATGCATCCGATGCAGGCACCAACGACAAGACCGATCAGGACAAGACTGATTTGCTCGGAGCCAGTACCGAAGACAAGGCCAAGGCCAAGCAGCCAAAGGCTGACGCGAAGACGGATGCATCCGATGCAGGCACCAACGACAAGACCGATCAGGACAAGACTGATTTGCTCGGAGCCAGTACCGAAGACAAGGCCAAGGCCGAACAGAACAAAGGCTGACGCGGCGCGTATCTCCATCGCGGCACGTGCTGCTCAGAAGGCCGGGGGTTTAACGCCTCCGGCCTTTTCACTTATCCGCCCTGTGCTTTGCTGGTCTGTCGCGCCTCAGCCAAATTCTGCGCATGGACAAGCTCACGGTTCTCAATAACGCGCTCATCAACACCGGCAACAACCGCGTAAACACGCTTTACGAGGATTCCGACGAATACATGGTCGCGGACACTGCGTTCGACGCAGCGATCAAGCTCCTATCGTCGATGCATACATGGCCGTTTGCGACGACGATTGAAAAGCTTGTCAGAGCGCCAGACAATGAGAATAAGTCTCGGCATTTCCCTGAAAACTGTTTTCGCATTCCGGCACCGCCGCAAGTCCTTCACGTGAAGGAAATCTACTACGGCAATGTGCTGTTGGTCGATTACGAGATTATGGGCTTCATCCTAAGTTGCCGATATGAGGATGAAATCTACGCGAAGATAGTCCGCGAGGCTCCGGGCGCAATTTGGCACCCAATGGCGGAGCAGATTTTGACGCTCCGCGTCGAGGCGGGAATTCTGCGCGGTTTGAATGAAGATTTCAAAGAAGCCGATAACCGCGAGGCTCGCGCCGATGACTGGCTCATGATGGCCCGCCCGCACCTCGATCAGCAGAACCCAGCCCGGAATATGTATCGCTCCAAGGTCGCTGAAGCACGGCGCACGAGGCGGGTATGAGCATTGCAAAACAAGTCATCCGCCAACGCGATTGGTCTGCCGGGGAGATTGACCCCGACGGCGAGCGTCGTGACGATACAGAAGTTTTCAAGTATGGCGAACGCAAGTCGCTGAACATGCAGTCGCTTCGCACTGGCGCAATCGAGAACCGTTATGGCCGCCGCTATCTGTATCAGGATGAAGGCGTTCGCGATGATTTCAGACTGTTGCCGAACATCAAACACTCCGTAACCTTCGCACATCAACGCGCGACAATCAGAGACGAGTCCGGCGAGGTTATTGCAAACCTTGCTGCACCTTGGACTAACGAAAATTTAGATAGTCTGGTTTGGACTTCAAACGATAACATGATCTTCGTGACCGGCAAAGATATGCGCCCGCAGGTCATTGAGGTAAATGTGTCGACACTTGCTTGGTCAATTCGCAGCTTCGATTTCCGAGTTGGTATAGACGGATTGGTCCATGCACCTTTCTATCGATTCGCAGACTACGGCGTAACAATGCGTCCAAGCGCGACTACGGGGTCTGTTAGTGTCCATTTCTCTGCCCCGGTGCTTAATGCATCACATGTCGGTTCGATATTCCGATATGCTGGCAAACAGCTGCGCATTACCGGTGTTGTTTCAGCGACAGAAGGCACCGCCGATTGTCTGGAAACGCTCAACCCGACAGTGGTGTATATTCTCGAAAGCGCGGCAGAGATGACCTTCACGATCGGTCAGATAGTTCAAACCAGTATTTCAGGTGTAGAGGGCGAGGTTATTGCCTTCGATACCGTTGCGAAGACGGTGACTATCGTAGTCCTGAATCGTTGGCGGCAGCGTGCATCTGACGATAACGTTGTTGGCCCGTCAACCGACGCAAACACCGAACCGGGTACGACATTTGTTTCCCCGGGAGCAACAACGCAGTGGGACGAGCAATTTCTCTCTCCTTACCGCGGCTGGCCTCAATCCGTGTCGAAGGATGGTCAGCGCGTTATTTTCAGCAATTTTCCGCAGAAAAAACAGGCCATCATTTGGTCAACGGTTTCAGACCCTTTTGATCTCCAGGTGAATGCGGATTCCACCGGAGCAATATTTGAATTGATCGATGCTGATTGTCAGGTTTTTCATGTCGTCGGCGGGTATGACGAATTCGCGATCACTGATATTGGCGTATTTTACATACCAATTTCTTCGGACAACCCACTTACTCCCGGCTCTGTGGAATTTCGCCGCCTATACTCAGGCGAGGTAGCTAATGTGACGCCGGTCGAGGTGACAGAGGGCGTTCTTTTCGTCGACGATTCCTTGACTGGAATCTACGCCATTACAGCTACGGGACAGACGGCGCGACCATATGTTGCCACTGAAATATCACAGTTTCACAGACATCTTTTCAAAGGTGTCAAAAGGCTTACCAGCAATTACGGCACACCAAAGAATGCTGCCCGGCAAATATTTGTAGTAAATGGAGACGGGACCGTCGTTGTTGGTCAGTACAGTAGCGACCGCGAGTTTGTGGGCTGGCGTCTTTGGAATGGTGCTGGTCACGTCAATTCGGTGTCTGCCCGGTTTGGCGATGTGGTTTTCTCAACAAGATACGACACGATCGGCACCCCCCTGTTTGTTGCAGAGAGAATTGATTCTTCGATGGAGCTTGATTGCTCCGTAATTTATGGCGGCTCTGGGACCCTACCATTCCCAGTAGGCGAAACCGTCCAAGTTATGGCTGATGGTTTTTTTCTCGGCGATTTCGTTGTCGGGCCGGTGAACACAGTTGCCGTTGATACGGCTGAATATTCGCAAATTTGCGTTGGCAAGGAGTTTGATTGGTACTTGATGCCCAATCTATCCGACTTCGAAGGGGGCGAGGCTTTCGGCCAGCGTCAGCGTCGTCGCAAGGTGTCGAAGGTCAATGCCAAGGTGCGGGATTGTCAAGAATTCAAGATTGGCAGGAAGGTGCTTTGCACATGGCGAGGTGGTGAAGATACATCACAACCTATGCCGAAACGCTCGGGCGTTTTCACATATCGCGAGACGGGACGATCGTTCGACCCAGAGTTTACGATTAGCAAAACCATACCTGGGCGCTTCAAATTGTTGGAACTGACGACAGAGGTGACTATCTGATGGCCGATCCCGTTTCCCTTCTTACTGGCGGGTCGATGCTGATATCAGGCATTGGCGGCGCCATTGGATATAATCAACAGGCCCAACAGGCAAAAGATGCCGCCGCCACTGGTCGCATTCAGGCCAACCAGATCGATGCCGGATATCGGGATGAGCTCAATTCGACCATCAACAATATCCGTGCGATCCGGGCAGGAACCGGCGTGGCTGCCAACAGCCCGACGACGCTTGCAATCGAAGACGAGAACCGCCGTGTGAGCGATAGGAACCGCACGCGTGATGTTGCCAGCCGCCGCATTCAGGCAGATCAAAGTGAACGCGATGCGCGGACATTTCGGAACTCGGCATTCACGTCACTGATCGGTGGAACTGCGAAATCCCTCCCCTACTTCTTCGGACAATAAATTATGGCTCGGCTCCCCACGGTTCCGCAGAGAACGGCAATCTTCCAAGGCCCGCAGTCGGCTGTCTCGGGTGCAGCAGCGGCGAACCCATATATGCAGATTGCTGACGCTATGGGCGTTCTTGGAACGAAGTTCGAAGAACAGGCAGTCATTAAAGCTGAACAGGAGGGTGCGGACGCGGTATATCGCGATGAGAACGGCACACTTCAAATGGATCAGCGCTCGAATTGGTCGAAGTCTGGTCAAGCGTATAATCGTGCGGCACAACAGGCATACGCCGCGCGCGTTGCCGGAGATGTGCGCTCCAAAGGGCAGGAACTTTTCAACGCTGCGAAGGGCGACGTTTCTGCCTTCGATGCGTCGTGGAAGGGCTTTTCCGATCAGCTCCTCTCGAATACGCCGAAAGAGTATCGCGGCCCACTGAAAACAATGCTGGAAACCGAAGGTTCGCGGCTGGGCCTTGGTGTTTCTGAGCAGAAGCGCAAGCGCGATCTTTCCATATTCGAGAACGACATCAAGACTGAAATCCAGTTTCTCGATAATGACATGGCCGCCCTAGCGCGTGCTGGCGGCACCGGCACTCCTGATTATCTGGAAAAGCAAAGCCAATTGCAGTCTCTCTATAAGGAGCTTGTCGACAACCCGGAATTCACAGTTTCGGAAAAGCAAGCCCAGATGGAATTGCAACGTGTCGAATCCCGGCACATGAGCGAAGCGGTTATCGGCTCCATCGATAAAACTCTGGCGACCGGGGGCGTGAAAGCCGCACAGAAAGAAGCCGAGCGCATCCTGACGGATGAGAAGCTTCACCTTTCTCCGGCAGAACGCCGCCAGTATGCAGGGCTCGCAGAGCAGCGCATCAGTGGCTTCGTGGCGGAGCAGAAGGTCGCGCTCAAGCCAATTCAGGACCAAGCCACGAAATACAAGAAGCTGCTTGATGAAGGGGTCGGACTCGATAATCCTGACATCGACATGACGATCGCAAACCTCGCGAGAGGGGGTGACGTAGCGGGTGCGCTCGATTTGCAGGCGAAGCGGCGCGCGGCGTTAACTATCCAGCAATTCAATCTTGCGAGCCCTGAAGCACGCGTTGCTGCTCTGGAGCGTGGGCGCGCGGCGGCGGATGGTGTGAAGTCCAGTCCTAAAATGAATCTGACGGGATTGGCGTATCCCGGTGAACCCCGCGCTTCATCTGGAAACCGGGTTTACCGTGATGCCATCGCTTCGATTGAGAGTAAAGGAAGCGGCGACTATGCCGCTATAGGCCCAAAGCACCCATCCATGGGCCGGGCATTGGGAAGATACCAGATAATGGAGGCTAACATTGGCCCTTGGTCAAAGGCCGCACTGGGCCGTGAAGTCTCTGTGGAAGAATTCATGTCCAATCCCGACATTCAGGACGCAGTCTTTGATCATCGGTTCGGCAGCTATGTCAAACAGTTTGGCCCGGAAGGTGCAGCGCAGGCTTGGTTTGCTGGCCCGGGCGGCGTTGGAAAGGTTGATCGAAAAGACGTTCTCGGCACGGATGTTGGGACATATGGCCGAAAGTTCGTTGAGGCAATTGGTGGTACTTCATCAACAAGCGTGCCGTCCATTGATCCTGAGGTCATCAAGGCTTACCGCACCGGCGTTACACAAGACGCGAAAGACCTCTGGAGCGATATGAAAGGCGGAATTTCAAAGGGAATCCCGCCTGCCCCTAACGAGCTATCGCTACTGACCCGGCAGCTTTCCGTGATTGATGATCCGAGTTTCCGCCGTGAGGTGACTTCTTATCTCACGAGCGAAGATGCTGCCGCGATGTTCGCATCGATGCCACCTCAGCAAGCCGCTGCCGTTCTCGACGAACTGAAAGCGGATGCCGGAGATGGCGCCACTGTCGCACAGCAACAGATTATGGAAGCCGCCGACCGTACTGCAAAGCGAGTTGCCGAGGCGATGAAGAATGACCCCATTGGCTATGCTGCACAGCGCCAGTGGGCACCCAGCACACCGCCGATCGACCTTGCAGCCGGGCCAGACGCTGTGGGCGCGGCATTCGCAGCACGTCAACAGACCGTCGATCTTTTGCAGGCTCGCGGAATGGTCCAGCCGGGCACGTCCGCACTCCGTCCGCAGGATAAGGCGGTTCTTAACCAAGTGATGACGCAGGGAACTCCGGGCGAACAAGCCGCCCTCTTTGGCGCGATGTCGAAAAATCTATCACCGCAGACATACCGGGCGACGATGACGGCGCTCGCCGGTGATGCAAACTCTCGGACTTCTGCAAGTGCGGGCGCACTTTATCAGTACAATCCGCAAGTCGCTGAAGGTGTTTTGCGCGGTCAAGCGCTGCTCAAGGAAAATCCAAACTATGCGCCTAAAAAGACAGACGACAATCAGGCATCGATTGACGATATTCTGCCACCTCAAGCGTTCGGCGCAGGCTTGGAAGCATCGCGGCAAACGCTTCTCGACTCCGCCCGTGCCCGCTATGCCGATCTGAGCAACACCGCTGGCGATACCTCGGGCGAGTTCAACGAGGAGCGAATGACGCAAGCCGTAAACGAAGTCACTGGCGGAATGATCGATTTCAATGGGCAGTCGATTATCGCGCCACGCTACGGCATGAATCAGGAAGATTTTGACAAAACTATTGCCGATCTTTCAGACGACAGCCTAACTGGGGCTGTAACGTCCGAAGGCCAGCAAATCACTGCAAGTGATCTTCGTCGTTATGGACGCCTCCGCGCCGTCGGCGATGGGCGGTATCTTCTCGAATTTGGTCTGGAGAACGCGCCGACTTTTGCGATTGACAGCAAAGGCGGCCCGTTCGTTCTCGATCTGCGAGGTGATCAGTAATGGTGCTTCTCGTCGACCCGAAGGAAGAACGGACCGCTTTACAGGCCGCACAACAGAACCCCGTTCAGGGTTTCGATCCCGGTTTCATTGAGCGTTTCAAGGCCGATTATACATCGATGATGGATTTCGCGAACGTGAACGCCCGCGAGCGTTCACGCGCCGATATCCAGAGCGAGTTCATTTCTCGGTTTTATCAGGAAAGCGGAATCGGCCTGCGCAACTGGCTGACTGGTCCCGGCCTCAATCCTCGGGCTGATCTGGAAGCGAATGCGCGCGGGCAATTCGATGCGTGGAAGAAAGAGAACCCTGAAAGTGACCTGACGTTTCCCGATGCGGAGGCATTGGAATCGCAGACGCTTGATCGTGCACGCGCCGCTCGCGAAAAGTCCGTCAAACTTCAAGGGCTTTCGACTGGCTGGGGCTCGGCTATCGGTGGTTTCGCCGGTACAGCAGTGGGCGCCATGCGCGACCCCATCAATGCCATTTCTCTTGCATTTGGCGCCGGTGCCGCCTCGGGCATTCTGCGCACTGCACTCATCGAGGGTGCTATCGGCGCGTCATCGGAAACGGCAATCCAAGGCTTGAATTATGGTTTCAAACAGGAAGTCGATCCGAATTTTGGATTTCGTGACGCGCTGACTGAAATTGCGGCGGCGGGTGCCGGTGGCGCTGTGCTCGGTGGCGGAATCAAAGGGCTGGCGGCTGCATGGCAACGTGCCGCCACTGGTGAGTGGCCTCGCCAACTCGTCGATGCCGGTAACGTCGTAACACGCGAGGCGTCCGTACCGGCGGCGCGCTTCGACAAATCCGCGCAAGGTTCCGCTGTTTATCGTGGCGCCATTGAAAAGGCTGCCGACGATCTGTTTCGGGGCCAGCCGGTGGAAATTCCACAAGACGCATTCTTGCAAGCGAATGCCCGGCCCGGTCGCGTATATGATGCGGATGGCCGTTCTGTTGGGGTCCAGTACGAAGTGGTTGAAGCTGATAACTTAATCACGTCAAATCTCGACGATATGTCGATCAACCCCGCCTTTCCTCCTGAGCTTCAGCCGCGAGACCGCACCCGAGCCATATCGCAAGACCAGATTAATTCAATCGCTGCAAACCTTCAGCCCGAACGGCTCGGCCCATCGGCTGACGCCGCGAATGGCGCGCCGGTTGTCGGCCCCGAGGGCTTTGTCGAATCCGGAAATGGTCGCGTAATGGCCATGCGCCGGGCATATATAGAGAATGGCCCAGCATCGGAATCGTACCGCAATTTCCTGCGCTCGCAGAATTTCGACATTGAGGGCTTCAATAAGCCGGTGCTTATCGCGCGCCGAATTACCGATCTAGACCCGGAAGCGCGCATCGGTTTTGTCACTGCTGCGAACCGCTCCACAGCGATGCGCCTTGGCGCGGCTGAGCAGGCATTGTCTGACGCCCGCTTGATCGATGATGCCGTTTTGTCCAAGCTCCGCGATGCTGGTGACGTTGACACGATCAGCAATCGCGATTTTGTGCGTGGCTTTATGCAGAAGCTTCCACGCGCCGAACAAGGTGAACTGGTCGATAAGGCTGGGATTCTGTCGCAGGCAGGCGAGCGCCGCATTATGGCCGCTCTCATGGGGCGCGCCTATGGTGAACCGTCTCTCCTTGGCCGAGCGCTCGAAGACGCGGACAGCAACATCAAATCGCTCGCCGGGGCTTTGGGCGATAGTGCGGGGTCATGGTCGATCATGCGCGATGCTGTCGTGCGTGGCGACATTCCGCGCGGAATGGATATCACCGACGATCTGATGAACGCCGTGGGGCTGGTGATGCGCGCTCGTGATGAGGGCCGCCCGGTTGCCGATCTGATCAATCAGGCCGAAATGTTTGGTGGCCCGAACGAGATTTCGAAGCTGTTGGCTCGCGCTATGTTCGGTGATGAGAATATGCGCCGAGCAATCAGCCGCAAGCGCCTGTCGTCGTTCCTGCGCGACTATGCCGATGAGGCGTTGAAAAATGACGCAGGCGCTCGCCTGTTTGGCGATCCGCTGGAATCTGCCGACGTTCTCCGTACATCGCTGGCCAAGGCCGATCGAGAAGACCTGATCGCGGTAGCCAACGACCGCTTGACGCCAGAGCATGTCGAGGAAGTGGCAAAGGCGCAAGACACGTCTGACGCTGTTTTACGCGAGGCAATCCGCATTGGTGAGGAAATGCCTGATATCAAGGTCGATCTGGGCGACGGCGCTGGCGAACGTTCTATCGCTGAGATCATGGCCGAGGCGGACGACGAAATCCGCATGGCTGCCGATCTCGAAGCCTGCACTATGGGCAATACTGAACACTTCTTGCGCGCTCCGGGGGCGAAATAATGTCGATCCAGAATTGCCTTGCCAAACTCGTTGCAGCTAAGCGGATCACGCAGAAGGCAGCCGATGACGCGCTCGCCTTGCACAATGGTATTCAGGATAGGCTCTATCCGGCGATGGGCCCGGCCACCGCCGACGCCGCCGGTGCTCTTGAGGCTGCTCGCGTTATGGCCGAAGCGGCCCGCGAGCGCAAAATGGAAGCGGCGGTTCAAGCTATCCGGCAGGCTGAAATCTACGACCGGATGCAGAAGCACCCTCGCGGACAGACTGTTGGCCTGATGAGCGCACTTGTCCGAGACAATTGGGAAGCGGGCCGAGCAACTGGCAACGCGATCAATATCGATAGTCATTCTGAAGCCGTTACCAAGCGTCTGTTCGGCATCATGGGCGGCACTCTTGATAAGTATCGATCGACTATGGCCGGGCTCCGCCAAGATACGGAATCCATCTGGAACGTCGTTGACGAATTGTTCGGACGAGACACTGGCGATCAGTCTGCACAGGCCGCCGCAAAGGCGTTTCAGGAAGCGACTGGCTACGCGGTTGACCGCGTGAAGCGCGCTGGCAAACGCTTGTCCGTTCTCGACGATTGGCGCCTGCCGCAGTTCTGGGATGCCTCGCGCACCAAGGCTGTTACCGAGCGCGAGTTCGTTGACGATCTGATGCAGGAAGTGCGTGCCGGAACAATGCGCGTGATGGATAAGGAAGGCCAAGGCGAAGCGCCCGCGACGATGATTCCGGGGATTATCCAAAACGCCTATAAGGACATTACGCTGGGCCGAGGCGTCGGCGCTGCTGGGCCAAGCGGGTTTTCAAACCAGCTTCGCGTTTTCCGGTTTGATAATCCAGACGCCTACAAGCGGCTCATGAAGAAATATGGGGTCGGGGACGGTGGCCTTTACAATACCCTCGTTGGTCACTTGTCCGGCATGGGTAAGGAAATCGCCTTCACCGAAGTTCTGGGCCCAAAATATGAGCAGAATTTCAACACGCTTCTGGAAAAGGCGCGCCGTGCCGATGCGGAAAATCTTTCTAAGGGCCAGCGCATTAAGAACGTCATTTCGCTGAATAGCCCGGCAGCAGCGCAGCGCACGTTCGACGCCCTATCCGGAAAGCTTGGTGTTCCGCAAAATGAATTGCTCGCCGGTATCGGCGGCGGACTTCGAAACTTGCAAACGGCTTCGCGACTTGGCTCGGCAACCATTGCCGCCCTGCCCGGCGACAGCTTCACGATGGCTTTCGCAGCCAATCATAATGGCATTCCGGCGACTGCCGTTCTGGGCCGTCTTGTTCGAGATTTGGCGAATAATGAACAAGCTGAGGCCATCGCGCGACAGGTAAATCTCACAGCGGCCTCGGTTATGGACAATGCCTTGGGCTCCAAGCGGTTTGCTGATGAGATTATCGGACAAGGTATTACCGCTCGAACGGCTGAAACCATTATGCGCGCAAGCGGGTTGAACACCTGGACAGAAGGATTGAAGCGCGCTTTCTCGATGGAATTCATGGGCGCAATCGCTCGCACGTCTGATAAGAAGTTTGAAGCGCTCGACCCGGTATTTCGTGGGTTTTTCGAACGCTATGGGTTTACGGCGGCTGATTGGGACAAGCTCCGCGTGACTCCTCATCTTGAAGCTGAGGGCGCGCGGTTCTTTGATGTGAACGGTGTTGAGGATCAGCGGCTTGCAGACCGCCTGATGTCTGCAATTATCGACGAACGTCACATGGCCGTTCTTGAGCCTGATGCACGAGTTCGCGGTGCAATGTCCGGCGGCTTGCAACGGGGTACAATCTTAGGCGAAGCCGTGCGTTCGGCTACTCAGTTCAAAAGCTTCCCGATGACGTACATGATGACGCACCTTATGCGTGCTGCTTCTCAGGATGGCATGTGGTCAAAGGCAGCCTATACCTCAAAGTTGTTGGCGCTGATGACTATAGCCGGTGCATTCACGGTACAGATGCAGTCTGTTATCGCCGGTCGCGATCCGAACGACATGAGCCGTCCGCAATTCTGGCTCGAATCGTTCATTCGAGGCGGCGGTGGCGGTATGATGGGTGATTTTGTGAATTCGTCTGTGTCCCGTGGCGGCGCGGGCGTGACAGAGTTCTTATTGGGACCGGGCCCAAGCTCAATTGTTTCGGCTGCTGATTTCGCCAAAAATGGCTTCACTGGTAAGACACTCGCCCAGTACATGAAGGCATGGACGCCCGGTTCATCGCTTTGGTACACGAAGCTTGCGACAGACCGGATGGTATTTGACCAGATACAGGCGATGATTGACCCCAAATATCGTCAATCGTTCAGTAGATATGAAAAGCGGATGAAGAAATACTTCGGCCAAACATTCTGGTGGTCACCTGGCGATACACGACCAGACAGAGGCCCCACCCTTCAGCGCTGACCTGTGCTTTGCTGGATTATCGTTGCCCGTGAATATTCGCTAGCATGGTTACGATCACAGCATCCACGCGCGAGACGCCTTATTACCCCGTCACTCCGACGACGGAATTCCCCTGTGACTTCCCGATATTCGGGCAGAACACGGGGGAGTTTCCGGCAACTGACCTTGATGTAGAAGTCAATGGAATTCCGACGACGGACTTTATCGTTGTGGCAACATTCGTTGACGGCATTTCAACGGACGCTATTGTGCGCCTGCCGTCGGGCGTGACTGGTGAGGTGATTGTTCGTGGCATGCGCACTCCGCGCCGCACTGATCAATACGCAAATGGCGCTCCCCTACCTATCCCGGCCCACAATTATTCGCTGAATCGTGTGGAAGCGACGGTGCAAGAAATTCGGCGTGACACCGACAAAGCTTCAGGTGGCCTTAAGGCTGAAACCGCAGCACGCATCGCTGAAGACACCGTATTGCATGGACGTGTCGATAAAGAGATTATCGATAGAATAAACGCCGATAATGCATTGCGTTCCCTGATTGGCCAAGGTGGAGCAATTGAAGTTCCTTTCTATGACAGCAGGCTCGCCGCCAGCCTGGCAAACATAAAACTCGGGATAAAGTCAATTCGCACTGGCGGCCTTGCTTCGCCGGGCGATGGCGCAGATGCATTCTATATTGAAGGTGATGCCACCAAGCCAGGAGGTTTCGTGTCTGTTGGTGGTCGGCAATGGGAGCTGGCAGTAAATGTTCCAACTTTGGAAATGTTTGGAGCAAAAGGCGACGGCACCACAGACGATACAGCAGCCCGTGACGCAGCATATGAATATGTTGGCATAAATGGCCGCGTCAATTTGCTTGATGGAAAAACTTACCTGGTTTCGAACAACGACAATCCAGATGGCGTGACGTTCGAAGGCAAAGGTCAGGTAGTAACCGCTGTCCCTGGCGGTTTCTGGCAGCGCAATACCTACGCCGATAGTCAGCAGCACTTTGGCCGAGAATATCTTTCTCGCGCATTTGACTACATCCGAAATTCACAAGGCGGACCTTCGGGCACATTGAAGGTACGGATATTCGGCGACAGCACTATCGCACTCGACATCGATGGGACAAATGAGCGGCCAGACGATTGCATCAGACAAGCGTTTCAAGATCTGGGAATCCCAAACATTGTAGTCGAAAATCAGGGTGTGAGCGGTTCCAAATGGGGTGATGAAGTATATCCGGCCGGGCATATAACAGATTATCTTGACGGCACTACCGGTTTGGCGCTGATCAAGTATGGCTTGAACGACGCGTATCTCGGTATCGACTCGCTCTATTCAAGCATGGATACAGTGCTATCCAGTATTCGATCTCATGCAAACGGATCGCTTGGTGCGATTTCCATCATTTTGGTAATGCCAAATAGCACATTTGACAGTCCAAACAGTCGTGATGTTCGTTGGTTTGAGAAGGTGCGGCAGATCTATCGTGTTTTGGCGCGTAAGTACCATTGCGCTCTGTTTGATACATACAGTCCATTCCAGGACAGTCAGCCTCTAGCCGATCTGGCTATGGACAATCCATATGGTGACGGGCGCACGGTTCATCCTCGCGGCAATATGAACCGCTGGATCTACGGCGAGCTGATGAACACGTTTTTTGCTGGAAAACTTGTCGGCTATAAAACCAACGGCTTTGCGAACGAAGGCGCGGTCAGCACAGTGATTACTGCTGCAACTATGCCGTCTGCATTCAAGAGCGGAAATTACCATAATCGCGCAGTCGTGGCCAACGGCTGGCCATCGGACGGTTTTGTAATTAGCGAGAAGAATGTTGATGGTGGCGTGCTGCAGACATTCTATGGCTACGCGTCAGGTTCTCCAAAGATATTCCAACGCCATGCGGTACTTGGTAGCGATAACTGGTCACTTTGGACAGGCACGCCGCAGCCGATTGCTCTCTCCAACGGATGGGTAAATCAAGGCGACCCGTGGGATATTCCTTTAGCAACTGCGACACCCGATGGTTTGGTTTTCCTAAGTGGCCTGGTGACAGGTGGCACAACGGCCAGTGGAACAATAATTGGAGTGTTGCCAGCAGGTTTGAGACCGGCAAAAGATCACATCTTTGTCGTTGGCGCCAATGGCGGCTTTGTACGGATTTCTGTCCATTCGGATGGCACCATCAAAGCAATGGGCGCTGTTGATGGCACATGGACGTCATTTGACGGCGCTATTTTCCGAGCGGCGTGAATGCCAATGGAAATGCTGGTCTAGGGCTTGAAACCACATGGATGCCTGCATTTCCAATCCGCGTTGATCCAGATGTGTACCATCATATCTAAAACGGACAAGATCAATGTCAGGGCCGGGTAGAACGTTCTCCGCACTGAGGATGGATTGCTGTTCCTGCCGCAACGTTTCATTGACGCGCCATTCCATCGTCGTGTCTGTAGGAATGAACACGGGAGCAGATATCCCGCTGGACCGGAAAATCCCCAGAACTGTCTTTAAGTCATTAGAATACTGCCCCGCCTCGCGTCCAGCATCGGCTTGACCGTGTTCCCAGATGACAAAGTCAGGCGTGAAGCCGGCCTGCTTCATGTTGTGCAGCTGGGTAGTGAGTAGCGTATTAGCGGTGCCTTGAATGAATTGAGAAATGGGGGTTCCGCCAACCGCCGCCATGTTGATCACAACATCGCGCTCGGTAGCACGTGCGATGAATTCACCTAAGAGGAGAACGAAAGACTGTCGCGTGTCAGATGCACCGTACAGTGGGGCATTTGCTTTATAGCAGAGCGTTCCCCATTGTTCGTAAACATTGCGGGTTATCGTTCTGTTCCACGGGAAATCACCATTCGTATTCGCGATCAGGGATTGACCTGCGCCAAAAATGACGATTGGCTTGCGGTTCTTTATATATCCGCAGTCTATCTGCTCTTTCCCGCTAATGTTCACGCTATCGATCGAGCGTTGAGGATGCATCACTATGTCCTCAATCACCTGAACGGGCGCTTTAGCGTGAGCGCTGAACGAAAGTAATGCAAGCGTCAGCGCGACAGCCAGTTTGCGAACCATTTTTTTGCCCCCTGTTTCGCCGGTAACTCGAAATAGAAATATACTGGAATAGCTGCGACGCATACCAGTGCCAGAATAACCCTTTGCGCCCGTTAACACGAAGCCGGAGAGGATAAAAAAGAAATCGACAGCAAGATACGCCTTCCCTGGAGACCCCCAACCGCCAAAATGGCGCCAGGCAACGATAACTGCGAAAATAAACCTAAAAGTGTCTAGAATAACGAACCTAGTCATGCCCTTTAAAGGGCAATCGCCCTTCTCCCCAATAGATCGCCCCAGCAATCGACCATTTCTTAATTAACAATCTCACCATTTTCAATAGAACTTTACACTTATCTCAAGCGAGGAATCTCTTAAGTAATCCTCCGCGCGAATGTTATTCCGTCGTTTGGCGCGCCTCCCCCGTTCCAAGGTGTGCTTTGCGCCGGTCGCCCGATCCTGTGATTTTCCGCACATCGAAAGAACTCAGGAGCGCGCAATGGCTCGCCAGAACTTGGAACCATCCCTCAGATTGTTGTTCGGTGATGAAGGCGGATATTCAAACCGCGCGACCGACAGTGGTGGGCCGACCAAATTCGGGATCACTCACAAGACTTTGGCGGCGTATCGTGGCGTATCGTCTGTAACCGCTCAACAGGTCAAGGACATGACGATCCAGGAAGCCGAGGAAATATACCGGCGTTCCTATTGGCTGCAATCTGGCGGCGACCTTTTGCCGTCTGGGCTCGACTATGCCGTTTTCAATTCGGGCGTCATGTCTGGACCTGCGCGCGCGGTGAAGATTTTGCAGTCCGTCGTCGGCGTCAACCAAGACGGGGTGATCGGCGTCCAAACCGTTGCCGCTGTGAAGGCATATCGCGGCGGCGTCGAACAGTTGATCCGCGACTACTGCAACGCTTACATGACTTTCCTTCGCAGTTTGGGAGGGAAGCAAGGGTTTTCGGCCAATGGTCGCGGTTGGACGATCCGTATCACCGGCGTCGATCCTAAGGGCCAGTGGAAAACAACTCCCGGTGTCGTGGGCAACGCGCTTGCCATGTCCCGCCGAGGAACAGTCACGCCAACGAATGTTGCTGACCCTGCCGGTGCGCCAAAGGCAAATCCAAAAGACACATCAATCGTCGAAACGTTGAAGAAGCCTGAAGCATGGGGCCCGCTTGGCGGCTTGATCGGCGGCGTAACCGGTATTGCTTCCGGCACCGGCCCTATCCAGTGGGCATTCGCTATCATCATGGTCGCTGGCGTTCTTTATGGCCTTTACACCTTGATCCAGCGCCAGAAGGCAGCGGCCTGATGTTTGGGTTGCTCGAGTATCTCAAGATTGGTGTCGGTATCGTCGTGGGCGCACTCGTCGCCAGTTTTGTCGCCCATAGCATGGGTGTGAGTGACGGTAAGAAACAGGCTTCAGCCGACGCGCTGGCCGCGACCGTCAAATATTATCAGGACAAGGGGGTAATCAAAGATGAGGTGGATACTGCTGACGCTGCCGCTCTTTGCGCTGATTATGGGCTGCCAGACGACGAACTCCCCGAATGTGTGCGCCGGGTTCGAGAAGCTTCGGCCAAGCCTGGAAACATCAGTGACAATTCTGACCGCTGATCGACCGTTCGCAAATCAGGTCGCGGCACACAATCGTTTCGGGGTTAAGGCGGGCTGCTGGAAATGATGCCGATGGACAACGATGCACCGACTGCAAGTCGCCTCGTTGAATTGCCAGAGCGGACAAAAGAGTTTTTGTCAAAGCTGGATGACGACGATATTGAAACCCTCGAAGATGCCATGCAGTTCTATGCGACCGTTCGCACGCTCGGGCGCGTCGGCAAGTGGACAGTTCTCACGATCTTGGCCGTTATCGTTGGCATCGTCTCGCTTTATGAAAACGTCCTAAAAATGCTCGGGTGGTTCCACAAATAAGCGGCGAGTTGACGTTCCTACCCGCCGCCTATAGTTTCCTTGCTGAATGGGAACGCCGCCCTTTTAATTCAATCTCTTGCGTGAGACTACGAATCTGGGGGTCAGAGGTTCGAATCCTTTCGGGTGCGCCATTTCTTTTCAAGCATTTAGCGAAGATTTCACGACAGACTGATCGACAGGTCTGACTTCGCTTTTTTGCTTATTCCATTGCAAAACGGATTGCCGGCGTCGTCTCTGCAAAACGCAGCGACGGTGAGGCGGCCCCCGCCCTATTCCACCGAATCCATAACGCATTGATATGTGACGCCCTGCGACGTGATGGCGATTTTGGACAAGGTCTCGAATGCAATTTCATAGCCCTCGCCCGCAAATTTGCTGCCGGAGCTGGAGGGCACCTTCTCAAGAAGACGGTCGCGGCTGAAAGCGCTCAACCGGATATGGTTGGGGTCGTCGGTCGAGGTGAAGACATCGATGACATTGTCGTGGTCGCATACATAGGAGATGCGGTCCTGATCGGCTTCAGCATGGGCCAGAGACGGCATCAGGATCAAAACAGCACCGAACAGCCAACGCAT